CCTAAACTCCAAAAAAAAACCAAAGAACTTTGTACTTGTTGTGCTGACATCTTTTTAAATTCTTCTGCTCTCATTCTTATATCACCATCATAGGCTTCTATAGAATATAGATTGTTTTTCTTTTCTACTATTGGTCTAAACAGTACAGCCATTATCTCAGGCATATTCTGCTCTATACCATTTTTTATAAATGTTTCTATATCTGCATATTCACCTAAAGTAATAGAGTCTAAGTCAGGGTGAAAACCATACTCCTTACCTTCCAATTCAACTATCTTATTTAAAGAACTACTTTGTTTATCTTGTAAGTCACCTAATCTATCCATAATAACAGCCACATCTCTTATTGATAATTCCTTTATTAACTTCTTAGGAATATTAGACAATGCTGCTATTGTTTCTTCTACTTCCTTTGTCTTACTGCCTTTTTGTAAGTCTACGAGTTTAATCCACTTTTCTAAAGTAACATCACTCCATTTACTTATTAATTTGTAGTTTTTAGTCTTACCTTCTTTCTTGATTTTGACTTTCATAATATATAATAGAAAAAGTTAATATTTAGTTTACTGTACATAATATCTACCATAATTAGGATTATCTAAGTGGTAAATTACGTTATAGCGGATTCCATCAATGCTGTGATTATACTTATCTACATATAACTTAGAACCTTTGTCTGCATACACATAGTTGTTAAGTTCTTTAGCAATATTAGTAGATTCAGGTGATACTATTAATTCATAATCTTGCATTCTAGTTATACCACTTTCTATAGTTCCTTTTTTTACTGCTTTTATATTTACACCTAAATGCTTTAAGTCTGCTATTAGTCTAGGTTCTGCACTATCTGCAATAATTAACTTATTACCTACTTTTTCTAATACAAGTTGTGCTAAGTCGTGTGACTTTAAACCATTCTTATAAATATGTTCTTTTAAATACATCTTCTTTTGTTTCTTATCTATTGCTATTTCAGTAAGACTATCAGGGTCTACTGAGAAACCAAAGTCCATACCACAAGATGTCTGCAATCCATTAGGGTTAAATTCTCCTATACTCCAATTCTCAAATACTACACCTTCTGCTTTGTCTAACCAACCACCCATAATAGAATGTTGATACTTTTTTGTATTACGTTGTTTTATAGCCTTAATACGCTCTAGGAAACTCGTAGAGAGGTTTTCTATGTTGTCGAGATATGTACTATGTATATAGCATACATTGTCTCTAACGCCATTAAAACCAGCCTGAACGCCTTTCTCCTCAAAAAAGCGTCTATATATCCAATGTTCTTTAGTAACAGGATTTAATACTAATATGATTCTATTTTGTACTTTCTTTTCTCTTATACTTAAATCAATAATGTCAAATATATTTTCGTCTATAAGTTCTTCTGCTTCATCAAGTACCCAACAACTAATTCCCTGTAATGACTTTAGACTTGCAGTCTGATTACCTGCTGATGTTTTAATACCTCTAAATAGTATGTCTGATTGATTACCTAAGTTAACAACTTCTGCTTTGTTTACACTAAATATATTATCAAATCCTAATAGACTTATCTTTTCTAAGAACTCAGGTATTATAGATAGGTGTGCAGAAACCATAGTGTATCTTGTAAACAATACTCTAATGTTTTTAGACATTGTAAGTAATGTTAGGAATACAGTTACAGCAAATGACTTACCTGACCCTCTACCACCTGTTATTATATAATAACGTGCATCAGATTCAAATAGTGCTTTATATTTATTGTTTAGGTTCAGAGTCTACAAAGTTTATTAAAGGCATATTAATACTTTCGTCATTTGTAGTTACATCTACTCTTTGTTGTGGTTTACCATAAAAGTATTCAAAGAATAACTTAACTGCCCATTGTTCTTTCTTTTCTAATCCTTTCTCTAATGACTTTAAAGCCATCTCATTCATAGGTGTTAAGTTCTCTATTAACTTTTGTTCTGCTGCCTTAGACTTACGCCCTGCACCTTTTCTAGCACCACCATTATTTATTCGTTTATCCATAATTGAAAAAGATTGATTATTCAATTCTATATTATATAATAGAAATTAATTAAATTCATTTGGTAGCATTAATCTTATACCTAGTTCAGTTAACGCCCATACCCTTATTTGTTCTGCATATATTTCAAACTCTTTAGTGTTCATTCTTGCTGAACTATTAACTACTTGTAATCCTACTTGTTTATCGTTTATATCTATGCTTTCCCATTGACTAGCAAATTTTACTTTAAGTATATCGTGCATTTCATCAGGAAAATATCCTATCTCATTTGCTAATGGCTGTACTATACAAGCCCAATAGTAATTGTTTTGCATATTGCTTCTATTGTTTCTTTGTTTCTTTACTTCTACTATATAATCATTACCTAATTCTTTTAAATAGTTTATTAGGCTTTGCTTATCTTGATTGCCCTTTATCACAAACTTCATAAGTTAATCATTCTTCTTGTTATACTATTCTCTAATCTTCTTTCAAATTCTGCACTAAGTATATCTCTTATTATCTTTTCACTTGCTTTAAACTTTTGCTGCATATACTTAGAACTGTTAGCGTGTGGATTATTAAAGTAATATTCTACTACTTCTTTGCTTAGTTTTTCTAATTGTTGTGGTGTTCTTTTTTTTGCTCTCATAATGTGCTTGGGGATCGTTTTTTAGTCAAATGGTTCATTTATACCTCTTTCTCCGCATAGTTTTTCTTTTGCACTATCCCAAAGTTTATCTCTCTTTTTACTTAATGTAGGTTCAGTTCTTATAAGATTAGGAAAGCCACTAAAATCTTTTTCTAGTTCTTGCATATACTTACCACAACTACATAGTGCTTCTTTAGTTACCCATTTGCCCTCTCTTAGTACAATCGTTGCCTTTTGTAAGTCTTTTGTTTCTTTACTACATTTACATATAAATCTAATCATAATATTATCTTGCTAATCCGCCTGTTATTGTTTTACTTTCTAGTCTTTCTAATTCAAAGTGTAGATGGTTTATTGCTTTACGTATATCTTCTACACCACCATCGTTGTGTTTGTTCTTACTTCTTAATAAATAAGTAACTGCTGTTCCTATATTATAGGACAAATCAAAGTTACTAACTACGTCTTTAGCCATATAGCCATTCTTTCCTTTATAGTATTTTGGTATGTCTTTATCTTTCATCTTTTATTACTTTTTTAAAATATATTTTGTGTTCAGGTTTATAATTGTCAAAATTAGCGTGGAATTTACCTTTTCTATAGCCCATATTAAAACCCCTGTACCAACCGATACCAAAAGTTATAAACGCTATCATTATTGTGTATATCATATCTTACTGTATTTAATATATAGTTTTTTTATTGCATCATAAGCAGTAGACAAACAAGAACCACAATTTGTTCTAGGATTATAGTTAGATGCTGTTATAGTGTTGTATAATTCCATCATTCTTATTTTTGCATCTTGTCCTTCTGCTACTCCTGTTTTTAAATACTTCCAAATGTCTAGTATTTCATCTATTAGTTCTTGTGGTAAGTCTTCAGGTATTTCTATTACTGTAGTCTTATTCCAATAAGTCTTAGGACAAGCCATTGGTGCTATTCTTGCTTTAATCTTCATAAAACACTTACACACCTTACAACTTCCTGTAGGCTTAAAATAATAATCACAAGCCCTACATATAGCAAGTCTATCTTCATATACTTGTTGTGATGTAAAAAACTTATTCATCTAATTCTTCTTTGATTATTGTCCTAACTTTGTCTATTGTAGTAAACAAACTATTCCTGCTTATCTTGGTCTTGGCTGCTAACGAATCAAGCGTATTACCTTCATAGTAATACAACTTAAATAACTCCCTATCATACCAACTGTCTAACTTGTCTAATACTACATCAATCTTTTCCAACTTATCTTGTCTTTCTTTTTGTACATAATCTATTTCATTAGGCATATTATATATACTTTTATGAAAGTTATTATGTGTTGCTGCTGTCTGATAATTAATACCTACAAGATTTGTATAATACTTTCTATACTTATAATAAAAAGGACTTCTTGTACTTGTTAAAGCCCTACGTAAAACTACTGCTCCATATCTTGTTATACCATCTATACCATCTGCATCATAAATCTTTTTAATTGTTTCAGGGTTCATCTGCAAAAGATACAGCATTAATTCTTGTACAGCATCATCTACTTTTTCTTTATCTTGTGTAATACCATAGCACATTTGTCTGAACTTGTCACCTAGTTTTGATATTTCTAAATATATCTTATTCATTTATAGGTTCTAGTTTTTCTATCTTATCTACTACGTCTTGTACCATATCATTCAAAAGTATTCTATACGAATGTATTGCCTTTGTGTTTCTTTTAGTTTCTACTCCTGCAAAATATCCATTAACCATTAACGATAAGTTTATAGGCAATATCATTAGCCAATCCCAATAGTTATTTTCTCTAACTCCTTTACCATAGTTATTATGATATTCTATCAATATATCTAAGACCTGTGCAAAACTTTTATATCTACTTTCTGAACTTACTTCTCTTACAAAGTCTTTTACCATATACAAGTAAGCATCTACTATTACTTCGTGCTGCTTATTACAGTATATTGGTTTTCTCATTTTCCAAATATATAAAAAAAACTATTCTAAATTTTTTTCTTTTTTTAAGTTATCAACAAGTGCTTTGTAATATCTTATGTCTTCTTCATAGTCTACTCTAGTCATTTTAATTGTTTGTTTAGATAATACGTGCAAATCAAAAGATGTACTACTACCATACTTTGCATCTAAGTTTAGTCCGAATGTCCATTGTTCACCCTGCTTAAACATATTACAGCCAACACATTGTACTTGACAGTTTTGCTCATTCCATCTAGTTGCTTGATGTTTTCTGCTTTGAAAGTGACCACATTGCATACCATCTTTATAATGGGCTACCTTACCGCAAGTAAAACATTGTACCATTCCTTCATCAGTAGCATCTCTAAGTCTTATATAAAGACTAAACCACTTGTCTAATTGTTTCTTTAATTTACTTACGCTTGTCATAACCTAACTTGTTACGCCAATCTTTCTCATATATACCTTTTCTTTTGTAATAATTATCGCCTCTATATTGAGGGTTTTCTGATTGTAATTTTGCTCTTATCCTTTTTATAGTAGGAGCAGGAGTTAGTTTACCAAAAGAATACAGTCTTAAAAATGTTCTTATACCTGCTGTATTCATATCTACATATTCTTTTAATTCATCATTCCAAATATTAGCACATAAGCGGTTGTCATCATCTCTTAAGTGTTCGTGTTTTTCTAACCAAAATTTTACTTTTTGTTTTGTTTTCATATTAATAGTTTTAAAGGTTCTTGATAATAAGGTACTTTTTCTTTAGGTTTGTTTAATGTGTGTACTTCATAATAAGCATCATCTATTGTCTTCTTGTGACTATATACCCATTTGTAAAAAGTTCTAATGTTTAAAAATGGTTCATCTTTTCCAAATCTTACACCTATGTGAAAGGCATCTTGTATCTGATTGAAAGTCAGTCTATTAAATCTTTTTTCAGTCATTAAGTCATTAGCAAATATTTTAGATAGTGTTGCTAAAGTTTGAGCATCAGTTTTATGTCCTATTTCTACTGATGTCTTTGCTAACAAATCTAAGACTTTCTCAGACAATTCTTTTAAGTTTTCTTGTTTTAGTGCTTTCATATATTTAATTTTTAATAAGAGCAGGGAATTGTAAATGAATCAAAGTATAACCTCTCACATTATTATTTAATTTATATTTACTAACCCTGCTCATATTACAACAATTTCTTTGCATCAGTCCACGCATTTATTTGTGCATCTAACTTAGACATAGTTGGTCTTTTTGTTTCTCTTCTTTCCCAAGTTCTCACAGCAGCCTTCCAATCTTTCATTTTATTCTTTCCTATTTTCCAATCTTTAGAATCATAAAAATCTATAAAGGCTTCAGCATCTACATTATTTTGTCTTTCTAAACAATAATCTTTCAATTCTTCAAGCGTTGGTCTATTAAAGTATTTATTAGTTATTATTGTTTCTTTATTCTTATTAATAGTTGTGCATTTTGTTGACTTCAAGTTATTAAGTATCTTAACAACTTGTTGTTCATTTATTTTAAAATAGTTTTTAGCAGGTACACCTTTTCTCTTAACTTCTATTATTTTGTGCTTTTTAAGCGTTTTAAGGCACTTTCTTTGCATAAATGGTGTTAGAGTCGTATCAGCCTCAATATTGTCTAAGGTGTTAAAAAACCACCCATCAGTCATACCATTAGCAATAAAGTACTCTTCTTTACTAATTAGGTCAGCAAGTAGGACTGCTTCGTGCAATCCTATCTGCTTTGCTAATTGTTTATTTAAGACTAAAAATGCTGTACTACTTAGTAAATGCTTCATTTAGGTCAATTAGTTTAAGTTCATATTTGTATTCTTTCATTGCAAACTTAATCTTTTTTAGTTGTGCTGAACATTCAAAGTAACAACTTTTTATTTCAGTAGACACATTACCTGACTTAATTAGTATAGATAAATCAGGTCTATCACTTTCTTGTACACCATTGTTAATCAAGTGGTTATATATAGAAGCAGAACGTATAAAAGTCTTTTTATCACTTTCTGAATTCTTATACTCTAAATATACTTTATTAAATGCTTTTCTATAAGCAGCCCAAAACTTGAAACGTTTATGATGTTCCTTTTCATAATAGTATATAGTTGCTCTATTAAATCCCAATACCTTAGACATAATACTATGTTTTGTACAATTTTCTAGTCTACTTATCATACAAGCAACTGCTCTAGGCATCATATACTCTACTTTTCTATTTTTTACTAATAGATGATTTTTAGGTAACCCTAGTACCTTTGTAGTAAGGTCACATATTTCTTTAAAGTTATCTTTTGATGTCATATTAAAAAGGCATTTCATTATTATCTTCTTCTTCTAATTCTTCACCTGCTTTAGCAAAGTGGTAACCATCAATGTTGTGGAAATATCTACCATTGTATTCTCTTGAATATACATTACATAATACTTTCAAGTTGTCACCTTCTTGTAGATTTTTAATGTGTTGTATTTTATCACCAAATGCACTTATTACTACTTCTTTATTGTATTCTGCATTTTGTTCTATTAGTATAGATTGTTTATTCCATTCTTTACCTGCTTTACTAATGCCTGACTCTATGTCAAACTTCTTAATTAATTTACCTGTAATTTCCATTTTTATAATTGTTTTTAGTTATTATTCTTTTTAAAATCTTCTGCTTCATCTTCTCCAAATACTCCTAATTCGTAAAATCCTGTCATCTTGAGTACCGCTCTTGACAAAGCCCTTTTCTCAGCCATTTCTAAAACATACCAAGTATTAGTATTACCATCTTTATATGATTCACCTTTTAGAGCAGAGCCAAATGTTTCTACAGTACAACCATCTTTAGTTGCAGTTGCTTTTACTCCTGCAAAATTAGGCTCACATTTTACCACTTCATACCATATTGTAATGTTTTCTATGGCTTGTATTTTCTCTATGCCTGAACGTGTTATGATAATATAATGCTGATGTTTAAAGACATCATCTTTTGTTAATTCGTATCTTATGTACTTTTCTTTTAATTTTTCAGTTTTCATATTAATTAATTATTAGTGCTTCATTATTATTTTCTTTGTATAGTTTAAGATGTAGTGCTGTAGTTTCTATTTGAATACTACCCCTTAATTGTAAGCCTTCTTCTATAAGTAGTTTCTTAAATAAGTCTAGTATTTGTTTTTTAGTACCTACTACTCTTACTGTACTATCTACTTCTTTATAATCAGTATACCTAGTCTTATGATTATAGCAATACATTGATACTGCTTTTAGTGTTGGTTTTAACCACCATTCTTTTGATATTATTTTATTATCTAAATCCATTTTAATATTAAATCAGTTATTAATACTACTAAAGATACTGAGCAACCTGCTAGTGCAATTATCCACAAAAGATTTTCATTTTGTTCTAGTTTAGATTTAACCTCACTTATTGCATAATCTCTAATATTATTATAATATTTAATCTTTTTAGTTTGTGGGTCATACTCACATCTAAAGAAATTTAGTATTTCTTCGGTGTTAAATATTTGTACTTCTTTAGTTACTCTATTTATTACTTTAAATTGTGTCATTTTATTTAGTTTTAAAATTTATACTAATTTGAATTGAGGTTGTTTAGCAAATAATTTTAATTTAGTTCTGTTTTCCATCTTTTGACTAAAGTTTTCTAAAGCCTGTTCTATACCTTCAAACTTTGCTACTATAGCCCAATGGCTAACAAAAAACATCCCTCTAGGACTTTCGAAATGCCTCATTCCTTCGTCGTGAGTAGTCATATCAAAGTCAAGTGTAAATTGCCCAGCAGTTAAAAAACCTCCTTCTTTTAATACTTTCTCTATTTTTTTAATTCCTAAATCTTTAATTTGTTTTCTTAATTTCATTGTTTTCATTTTTTTATGTTTTTAATTAATAATTATAGTGCTAAATTACAAAATAATTTTAAATTAACAACTATATTAACAGAATTATTTACAAAGTTATTAACAATTTAGATGTTAATATCTATACTATATGGCTAAGAGTAATACTATTATTATAAGTAAGAAATAGAATAGTGTGAGTTTTGTAGAGTCTTTTAGAGTCATTATAAGGGCATTAAAAGGTTTATAGGTGTAGTACCATTATTTAATATAACTGCACAACCAACAGCAGGGCGTTTTCCATATTTAGCATAAGCCATTGCGTAAGTATTATGATTTATACCACAACCTGTTTGTAAAGCGAATGTTCTAAAATTCTTACCAACATAGTGTTCGCAGTATGCTTGTGTATGTAGATGTCCTTGTACAACATTTATCATATTATTTTTGCAAGATGTTCTAGCAGTACCTCCTTCTCCATGCTGATATAATACATTGTCTTGTATATAATGGTCAACAAATTCCCAATTAGGTACTTCTAAAACTTCTTTATATGATTTTATCCATTTACTTGGAATAGCACTTGTTTGTGCCTTCCTCATTATGATTCTGTCGTGATTTCCGATTATAACTTTAGTACCTTTTTTACCAAAGGCTTTATACCAACGTGATATTCTTTTGATTGCTAATTCTAACTCATCTAGTCCACCCATACCATCTGCTGATGTTTCGTGGTAACTGCTATAATGATTATCAATTATATCGCCAATAAAGATAACCTGATTACAATTATAAATATGATATTGATTAACACACCAATCCAAATATTCATCAAGACAAAATGGTTCGTGCAAGTCACCGATAACTAGAATATTTCTAGTCTCGGTTTCTCGCATCTTTTTTAGAGCCGCAATTTCGTGTGGCTTTAAGCGGTATCTATTATTTCGCTGATTTTCCAAAGTCTGCTAATGATTGTCCACCTAACATTGCTATAAGACTCCACCATATTTGTGATACTGCTGTTTCATCTACACCTAAAGTTGTAGCAATTAAAGGTATAACTATTGAAGATATACCTAACCATACTTTTTTAGACGTAAGTAATTGTGAAATAATGTAATTTTTCATTGTATTTAGTTTTAATTAATATTCAAATTTATTTATTTAGTATAACCATATAACATCAGGGTCTTTTAAGTTATCCACATCACAATGTATAAAAGTCTTGCCTATGCCTATACGATTTATTCCTACGTGCATTAGTGATTGTACTATTAAGTACCTTTCTCTACTTCCATTGTAACCTATGTCAACTGCTAGACCTTTTAAATGGCTAGAACCTACGCGACCACCTACAAGTTCATTTCTTTTTTTTGTTCTATAACCGCTTGTAATTTTAAAAGGTATACCTGCTATACCACGTGCTGAGTCTAATTTAATTAGAAAATCTCTATCCATTTTGTAGCCACTACCTACTTCATCAGGGCTGTCAAATTCTGATATTTTAAAATATGTGTAATCTTCTCTATGACTCATTTTAAGACGTTTTAAGCGATTTAATAGTCTTTCTAGTATATTACTATGTAAAAATATATATCTTCAAAACACTAGAGTAGAACTAATTATTTTTTTAATATTATGTTAAATTGTTAATTGTGTAAATTTTGACTCCTTTTACTTCTTTTACGAGTTTTTTTAGCACTTTTTTTTCTTTAATTTCTTCCTTTTTATATTTTGGATTTGTGCTATTTAGTTTTCTTTTTTTAGGCATTTTTATCAAATTTAATGAACTTATATATTGTAAATGCTATTGCTAACACTAACGATACAAGTGTTAATATTTCGTTGCATTCAGTTATGCTAAATGCTATTGCTGTACTATTTGCTACTCCTACTTGTAGTGTGTCTCTTAATTCGTTCATCATTTTTAATATTTAGTTTTCTATCCAAGTAGGATTTCAACTTAGTTATGTTCTTTATTTTTGTTTTATAAAATCTCTTCATTAGTAGTCACCTGCACTTAAAAAATCTCTTAATGTTAACTTTGTACCTTTTTGCATTGGTCTTTCAACGTTTATGCCATTGTAGAAGGCATTAGAATCAGGCGATACATCGCTGCCCGAGTTCGTATTGTACTCAGGGAACAAAGATGTATTGTTTCTAATATAATCTATAAGTCTTTCAGTATAGTATTCTGCTGTGTTTCTAACTTCTTCTCTAAGGTGTTGTGCTTCAGTTTCTGATAATGCTGTACCTGTTTCACTAGTCTTAGAGTATATATTACCATTTTCTATTTTAAAACGTAAGAAAGGTATAGCGTGATAAAAAGCCCAATTAGGTAGCATATCTCCTATGTAATCGTCTAACAAAGTCTTATAGGCTTCATTACCTACATTACCTATTGTACCTGCTACAATTAAGTCTTTTAGTTTTTGTGTAAGGTCAGTACCTAACTTAGTTTCTACATATAACTTTTGTGCCTGTCTTACATAAGGCAATAATAAGTCTACATCTACGTTAAGATTAATTGCTGTAGATTCTTTTAATTTTTCTTCTGATATAAATAATACGTATGACATAGTTATCTTGGTTTTAAAAATCCTTTATTCTTCATTCTTTTAGGTGGTTTCGCTACTAGTATGTTATTCTTTTTAGCAGTAAAACCTTCACTTCTTGCCTTTGTATAGCCTATTAATTCTGCATCATCTATCTTAGTTGTTCTAGATTCTCCTATTGTAGTCTTATATATTTGTCTTAACCAAAAATGGTGACATAGTGCGCCCCCTTTGTAAAACCAGACATTATACTTTAATGCACCTTTAGGCCCCCAACCTATGTTTCTATTTTGTCTTTCAGAATAATAATAGTCATTAACAACCATATCAGACATTCTTAATATATCTTCTTTTCTATATAACTTCTTAGCCGCCATCATTTTCTTACAAAACTCTCTATTTTCTCCAGTTTTATTTACTAAAAAATTATCTTTTGTATATACATAACGCACTCTAAAATAATCGTAAGTCTTTTTAGAAATACCATCTTGTTCAGACTTTCTACCAGGTATTGCTTTTCCTGTGCTTGTTGCTAATTCTATTTTTTTATTAGTAGCATCATTTAATGTTTTTTCAAAGTCAAATTCTTCGTGTTCATCTACAACTTTTTCTTCTTCTATTAATTCCCAACCATCAGGTATATCTTCACCATATTCTTCTATAAATTGCTCTAGTTCAGTTTTGTCTGACAATCTATAAGGCTCTTCTTCTGAACAATTACACTTACTAAGATTAGTTATTTGGTCGTGTGACTCGCAGGGCATATAATAAGTCTTTCCATCTTGTGTATGTTCGTGTGAGCCACTACAACCAATTATTCTTGCTTCTGCTTCTGCTTCTTCTTTTGTGTCAAACAAAGGCAATTCTACGCCATCAGTAATCATACTACCTACTTTAGCAAAGTCTTCTCTTACTTCTATGTCTAAAGGTTCTAAGCCTAACTCTTCTCTAATTTCGTCTTCAGTCATTACAGCCTTTAAGTCTTCACTTGTAAATTTAACAGTAATAGGCTTTAATTGTACAAAGTTAACAGGCATATCCATATTATTAACTTGAAATATTTTTCTAAGAACTTTAACTATGTGGTCTTGGAATGGCTTAACTACTGTGTTTAGATAAAAATTAGCAGCAGCGTTTAATTCGTCTACATTTGACCCTAATCCTGTATCGTTTTTAATACCCATTAGCATAGGGCTAGTTACCCTGTGTCCTGTTAAGATATTTTGCACTAATAACTCTTGTAGTGCTAAATACTGTTTATCTGCGTCAGAAACGCTTATAGGCGTTATTTCAGGTGTTCTATTTCTATCGTCTGAGAACGTAAGTACAAACTTACCACTATTACTTGCTCCTGTGAATTTATCTGCTAGACTTTGCTCTATTTGGAATCTTTCTTCTTGTGTTGGTACACCATTTGCAAAAGATATAAAGTAACTACCTGCAAAACCATTAGATATATTGTTTAAATGGAACTCTGCTACTCTTTGGTCTACTAACGCCCAATTATTTGCCGCTATGTAGTCAGGTGTGTGATATACGTTCATATTAGGACTGTAAAGACCTGAATATAAAATCTGATTTGCTGACGTTCTATCATTAGCATTAAAAGCAGGTACTCTATAAGGTTTGTGTATTCTTGTATTTGCCCAATCACTAGAAATATAATATGCTTCTACTTTACCAAATTCGTTAGGTCTTTCTGCTCTAACTTTCTCCACTCCTATGTGGTAAATTTCAGCAATCTGAGTCCTATCTTTTGACCATACCACGTTAAGAGCGAATGCTCCCTGTAATTTAAAGTCAAATGCTACCTTTTTTAAGACTTCGTGTAGGCTTTCACTACCATTAGCCCTATCCATAAAGTTTTGTAGTTTAACTCTTGCTTCTAAATCTCTATCATCTTCGTCTTCTATTATAAGATTTTCACCTGCAATCATCTCTGCTGTAGCGTTGATTATTGCCGCTTGTGTTGACGAATTGTAATAAAGGTCTATAATAAACTGTGGGTATAAGTTTCTCCAATTCTCAGTTCCATATTCTATATAGTCTTTTCCACGTACTTCTTGTACAGTAGGAGCAGTTTCAGTTGCTAGATTTATTTTAAGTATATTTTCCATTAGTCTTGTTGTTTATTCCATTCAGGAGTAGCCATTATTTCTAATATCTCTGAATGATTATATTGTTGTAAACCTACTAAAAAATCAGGAGTATCACCTACAAATTTAAGCACAGTTTGTTCTCCATTTGCTGATAGTCTTAAAGTATTTTCACTTGTTTCACTTACTTGTGTAAAGTCTACTTTATCTATTTCGCTTATTTCGTATATAACGTATTTCATATTTTAAGTTTTAAGGTACATCAGTTACTATATCACTACTCGTCATATTTGTCATTGTACCATCATTACTGTTAGAACTTTGGTCAGTTATTGTAGGGAATGCTCCTGTACCTGTAGGGTCGCCATTACGCCACCAACCTACTAAGTGATTTATAGTAGTCATATCTATAGGTGTACCACCATTATAAATATCAGTAACTTGGGAAGCACTTAATTCATCATCTACTATAAATATTTCATCAGTATTACCTGATGTATACCTAGCAAACAAACCACCTGTTGGTTCAAAAGCCATAGCAGTCAAAGGTGTACTACCATTTTTTACAGCAGTCATAGTTCCTGAATTAAGAAGGGTTGCTGATGTATCTTGACTACCATTTACATATACTTTAAAATTAGACGTGGTTACAGGAGAAGCAAGACTCCAAGTAAATACAATATGTTTCCAAGCACCTGTATTTAGGGCTGTACTTGTTTCTAGTCTTGTGGTAGGGTCAAAAAGTGAACCTCCTCCACCTCCAATAAATTTTAAACTTATCTTTCCTGTAGACTGTATTTGCATTTCATATTCTTGCTGACTTGCGGCTGCTCTTGTTTTGGTAATTAAAAACTTATTAGTAAATCCAGCACTAGCATCAGTTGTTTTAAACCACATACCTATAGAAAAACCTCTACCTGCTCCTGAGCCATTAGGTGTAAATGCTGTTGCATCACCAAAAGTCAAATAGTCGTCTACACCATCAAAATTTATAGAATATTCATTATCAAAGCCTGAAGGTTTTGGTGAGTTAGCCCCACCTATCATTTGACCTAATTTTAATATCTTCATTATATAACGTCTTCGTAGTAGCAGATTCCCACACCACTTGTTAGTGTTATAGCGGTTACTTGAAGGAATAAGGTTGTTCCTGCCGCCATTGTCGTATGTAAGTTAGATATAGCACTACCTGTACCTGTTTGTACATTAGTTGCAGTTATTGATGCTATTACACTTTCTACAGGAAAATGAACAGCATAATATTTCTTACCTGACATTGCAGTTGTTCCAATAACATCACATCTATGCTTTCCTAGTTGTTCAGTTAATAGTTGTTGTACGTTTTCTATAGCCATTTTTAATTATTTTTATTTGTTATTATTGTCCATACCAAATGTAGTTTGTACCACTTGGTGATTGTCTTTGTGTATATTGTACTTGTGCTGTTCCTGACTTAGCAGTAACATTTAATTTTCCTATTGCTACTAATCCCTGTACTACTCCATGTGTTGGAGCAACAGGTAATACGTCATCTTCATTTACAGGAGCATTACCTGCACTTATTGCTACTGCTCCACCTGAAGGCCAAGCAACTTCATATACTTCATATTTATAATATCCTGTCGGTATTAGTTTAGTAGCACCTGTATAAACATCAGGCGTTGTATTATAAGTAAAACTTAATTTAGTGTAGCGTTCATATACTAAGTGTAAGTCAGAATACGCATATTGGACAGACTTGTCCATATCATTAGTAAACTTTACTAGGTATCTTATCAAATCAGAACTTACTGATGTGTCTATACGATTACCTTCAGTATTTACGTACATATTGAAAGAAGACTCACTAATTACTTGTATCATAGTATATAATAGAAAAACGTCTTTTTTATTTGGCTTTAAAAGAAAAAGGTGGACATAAGCCCACCTTAATCAAGAAATATATGAAAACTACTAATTAAAGTCTACGAAGATACTACACCACCTAATGTAAATCCACCATTATCAAATGGGTTTGTAGTATAATCAGGCACAAATTGGAAAGGTTGTTGCTCTAACCCATCAAAAGTTAAAGTGTAACCATTTCTATCACCAAATGCTGCACCACTATCCATAGTACCAGCATTTAATTCCATTCCATTAACACTACCAAGACATACTATAACATCGTGTCCTGTAGCAGTTACTGTTTGATTTAATTGTGCAAATATAATTACTTTTGTTGCTCCTAGCAATTTTATCTGATTTTGGTCTTCTTTTGTTAATCTATTTAATATAATATTTACTGTTGGAGTATAAAATATCGTTCCATTTTCTCTTGAGCCTGTAATAGTATCAGTAAGACTTGCAACACCTAAAGGCATTGT